TGTTACTAGTCTTCACTAGTAACTGGTCATTACAACCAATAAGTTTTAAGGCTTACTGGAATGAAACGTTACTTAAAGTAACTGCATCAACGTAATCAGCCGCATTACCCAAGGAACTTGCTGTGTTAGTAAGTTCTTTGTAACCATATCTTGTCATAAATGACACTACTGGTTCAAATGTAGCAGGATCCATAACTGGACCTGTGCTCATTAATGGGATATAAGGACAATAGAATGCAGGAGCATCAGTTTCGCTTGAACCTTTGTAACCAACAAGAACAGTTGTTCCGTCAGCCGCATAGTTATCAGCAAATACTTTGATTGTTCCGTTTAAAGTACCAACAAACTTAGTGTTTGTAGGAGCTTCAAAAGAACCTTCAGTTGTTCTTGCAAAAGTTGAAGTTGACGCACTTTGTAGGATTGTCAATGCTTCTGGAGATACAACGATATAGTTACCAGCACCACGTCTTGTTCTAGCCGCGATTCTGTTAGCCGCTCTGTTGATCTCAATAGCCAAAGCCGCATGTCTGTCACCAACGTAAATACTTGTTCCACTTAGTGAACCAAAGTCTAAAGTCGTTCCAGCACCTGCTAATGTTCTTAAAGAACCAATGATTTCTTGGTCGATTTCAACAACAATTTCTTGTGCTAATGCCTGCATAATTTCTGCTTCAACGTCAACGCCGTGCATGGATTCTGCATCTTGAGCCGCCTCAAAAGTCCATCTTGCTGATAACCTTCTGGTTTTCGCTTCAACAGTTTCTTTTAAGATTTGAATGCTCATTTTTCTACCTGCATTTCCTTCAGCGGCCGCAGTTGCGTCCGGTGAACCTGCATAAGTAGATGCAAGTTTGAAAGGACTTAAAGCCTCGTCACCTGCTGTTGCTCCACCACCAGTTTCCGCATAACGGACTCTTAGTGTGTGAATTTGCCCTACTGGACCAGTCATAGGCTGTACGCCTACTAGCTCGTTAGCAATAACAGAAGGCATAACCCTTCTAATTAATGGTAACATAACTTTGTTTAATGTTGCTACTGAACCTGCACCTGTGGCACCTGCAGTTGCACTCTCAGATAAATATCTTTTTGTGTTCTCGAGTACAACGTCTAGAGAAGATTTTCTGTTTCCAGTAAGTCCTTCTAGTAAAGCGTCTTTTGTTGCAGACCAGTTGCTTTCAAATAAGTTTGCCATTTTTTAACTCCTAATTATTTTGAAAGTCCGGCTAATTTGCGGATCATATCAATTTCTACTATATCATCCGCTCTGTCATTGGCTTCTGTCCTTAAAACGGATGCCTTATCGCCAGTATGTTCACTGACAACGGATTCTGACAATGTCTTCTTCATTCTAGGTGTTTCTCCATCTAAAACTGAAGGCAAGTACTTGTTAAAGGACTCTTCCAGTTTTTCAGTTTTAACACTTTCAAGTAAATCTGACATAATTTCTTTCTTTTCTTTACCAAGTGGGGCCATTAAGTTTGTTAAAGTCTCTTTTCTTGCGAAACGATCCTCTGAAACTCTTAATTTAGATTCAGTTAATTTAACTGCTTCTTCTTTCTCAACAATTGCTTGTTTAGATTCATTAAGTTTGCTTTCCAATTCAGTAATTTGTTTTTGTACCTTCTTGATCTCTTTTGCTTCATTCAAATAGCTCACGCCATACTCATTTGCAAATGCTTCAAAAATTCTGCGACCGAAGTCATTTTCTCTTGCCTTAGTAATATCATCACGGAAAGATTTAACTTCATTAACAACTACACCATTGACAACTTTTTCAACTTTGTCGGCGGCTTTCTTAATGAAATCCATTTTGGCTTCTGCTAATTGCTTTTTGCCTTCTCTTACCATTTTGACTTTTTGCTCTACTAAAGATTTTTTATCTTCGTGGAACTCTGATAGTTCAGTTGCTAGTTGCTCTGCTACAAAATTATCTAATTTTGTTACATGCTCACTAGTATTTGCTCTATCTGCTCTAAGTTCTTTAACCTCTTTTGCAACCATTTCAGTTACAAAAGTGTCAAGCACTTTGGCATGCTCACTAATGGCTTTCGTATATTTAACTCGATCTTTTGCTAGGGAAATCTTTTCTTCAGCAATAGCAGAAATTTCCGCTGTAACTTTTTCTGAGATGAATTTGTCTACTGCTTCAACAATTTGACTCTTGTCATGATCGTATCTTTGAGCAAACTCTTCTCTTAGTTCTGCGGTTAGTTCTTCTCTTGCTTCTGAAATCTTACCTTCCCATGCTTCCTGAAGAGCCGATTTAACATCTTCTGTTAATTCCGCATTTTCAAGTAGTTCTGTAAAATTCACTGCCATAGTAGTCTCCTACTTATATTTTTAATTCATTGATGAAACCAGTGATTGCTTTCATCAAGTGTTTTTCTGCACTTTTATCGTGTGTTAATGCCTTGCTTACCTCAAAAATTTGAGATCCGCCAGTCATATTAAATAAACTCTCATATATAGATTTTGGATAGGCATCAGGTGCACTTGGTTGTGCCACAATGTCCACTGTAACAATTTCAAAGTCGCTTACTTTGCCACTTTCGTTGACATTTCCACTACCTCTACTTGATACTCCCAATTTTGCTCCTGCCTTTAACAATGCTCTCGCAATGTTACCCATCGGTGTTTCTATAATTTTAAGTTTGCCTAAACCGTTACTGTCTTCACAATGCATATCTGTAATGATATGACTAACACGGTCTAAATTTATTTGTAATTCTTCAGGATGATCTAACTCACCCATCACAGTTTCGCCTTTTCCAAGACGTTCCCTTACACTTTCAACAGCCTTTTTAATTTCATCTATTGGATAAATTCTGCCATTTTGATTTTTTACGTCGCCTTGGATGAACAAACCCTTCATAAATAAATCCTTACCGTCTTTGGATTCCGTTATCTGGACCATAGACTGTTGGGGACTCATATATTCGTATAATTTATTGGCCATTTACTTACTCCTACTTACTAAAAAGGTTTAGACCTTTTTAGGTTCAACTTTAATGTTGTTTGTAGGTGTATGATCTTTTGCTGAATCGCCTTTGTTACCGTCGTTGCCGTCAGTAATTTTAACAGGTGAACCTGAAGCTTCAACTTTTGAACCGCCACTTGGAAGTGGTGCATCATTGTTGTCGGCTGTAGGTGCTTTTGGAGCCGCTACGTTATCAGATAACTTAGTTGCTTCTTCAACAACTTCGTCTTCGTCAGTAACTTCTTCGTCTAGATCGTATTCAACTGACTCTAAATCAAGCTCATCGCCCATTTCTAGTTCTGCTTTTTCACCATCTTCAACTTCCTCGCCTTCTTCTTCGTCATCTGCAAGTAATTTTTCAAATTCTGCTTTAAGTTCCTCTAGCTCTGCTGAAATATCGTCAACTTTATCTTCTAAGTCGCCTTCTTCTTCAGGTGCTTCCATGTCGTCCATTTCTTCACCGTCGTCTTCGCCAACTTCATCGCCTTCGATCTCTTCTTCGTCTTGTAGTATTTCATCTACTAGTGATCCTGCTGGATCTATATCTGCAATATTTTCTTCTACTGCTTCTTCTGAATCTTCTTCTGCTGATGAATCTTCGTCTAAAATATTTTCATATTCTGCTCTTGCTTTAGCAACAACATACTCATGAAGCATTTCTTCCGCTTTTTCATTTTCTTCTGCAAGGAGAAGTTCAAGAATTTCTTCTAATTGTGTTCTTGATTCTGACATTGTGGTCTCCATTTATTAATAAATCTGCACACAGAAAGATACCTTTCAGACGTGCCTGTTATATACTTAGTGTAATAATGTGTTTTTTATGCTCAAATGGTACCATTTCAGTACTATTTGTAAATTTTCAGTGTAAAACTGATTGTGAATGCTGTGTTGCAATAGTATTTATCTTTTCGTAGTTATGTTGCAGTATGTCTGCCATCTCTTTAGAATGTATTATATGATCTAGTTCGGTTAAACTCATATTTTCTACTATTTGTTTGTTTTCTTTTAATACTGCTTGTATTCTGCTGTCA